TACTATAATCATCAATCTTTTCACTCTGGATTCCATTATTTATTTTATTAGAATCTTTTGATAGTTTATAGTTTATCATTGCTGAATAAGGAAATTTCAAGGATTTTGGGTACCATAACTTATAGACTCCAACATATTCACCGACCGATTCATCAACTATCGAACCATAATCAGTATCAATAGTTAAGTAAGCACCTCCCGAATCTACAGTTTTTACATAATATATCCCATCGTTCTCTAAGCTTCCTATAATTTTTATAGTGTTGCCAACAATAAATCGATCTAAACTATTTGAAGAATCTAATATTTTATTTGTTGAGGCATCAAAGCTTATAGTATTAGAACCCAAGTATTTACTATTATCTATGTCAATATCTCTTATAAAATGATTTTTACAAATATCGTGAATTTCCTCTTCAATAATATTTCCAAGTACTGTAATCCTCAAATCATTTGTTGTATCTCCTAGATTCATTCCTAAAATACTTTTTACTTCTGTTAATGTTGCAATCATAATTACACCCCATAATAAGCTATTATAGATCCACCGGCAGCGATTGTACAACTTGTATACCTACCATATACAACTGTTCCAGCTAACATTGGAATAGTTGTTATTCCGGTAATATCACCGACCAAAGTGATAGTTGAATCGGCTAATATCTGGATAGCCTGAAAAATAAATCCTGTTGCTGGTGTAATCGTTGCTGCCCCTGAATACTTACCACCTAAATTACCAAGGGAAATATTACTAAGTTCTGTTAATTTTGGAATAGACATTTTTAAACCTCCTTAAACAATATATCCCCCAGCAGCTATTGCTTCATATTCAACGATAACATCTAAGTCGACAGCGGTCGCCCCTGTACCCTGTAAATCGACGACAATTGTTTTTGTAGCCTTTAGGACTGCACCACCACCAGAATATGATACCTGTTCATCGTCTGCATTAATAGAAGCGGTAACCGCTGTTGCCGCGCTTATAAACTCCACAGCCTGAGATGCCCCACCTTTTATTGCTGCACTTGTCAAATCTACTGTTGTTACTCCATTAGCCCTTAAAACAACTCTTTTAATAAAGCATGATTGATCTGTAATAGTACCTACTGTTGTTACTCCTGCATTTGCTGCTGCTGTTATATTTTTAGTAAATATTTGAGTTTTTCCGGCCTGTCTATTACATGCATTGTTTGGTGTTTCTATTTTATCTGCCTCTGTCTGAATATTTGCAAATTTTGTTACAGCTGTAACATTTGCAAAATCACCCAATAAAGCTCCCAACGTTTCAGTACCACCGGCGTTTACAATTGTTCCAATTACATCAGTATCTGCAATAATTTGCTTTGCTAAAGCTACCAAAGAAGTTCCGGCAACTGTATCACTTTTCTTTCCTACTACTTGCGCAATCGTGGCATCTGTTGCCAAATCTTCTGTTGGAAACAATAACGCTGCTATTACTTGCTTGCATAATGCAATAATACTATTCCCGGCGACTGTATCGGATTTATTTCCGATTACTTCATTTGTTTGGGCATTAGCTGCCGAATCTGCGCCCGGTACATCTTGAAATTCATCTATAATAACCAAAGCTGCTATAATTTGGGCAATTTCGGCATCTACTGCTGCCAATATTTCGGCTATTTCTGTTACACTAGCAGCCTCCAAAGTATCGGCAACCGCTTTTATTGCTGCTATATCGGCACTCATTGAAGCCCCAGCAGGCGCGCCAGCCCTAGCGTATATTTGTTTTAATAATGCTATTGCGCTGGTTCCTGCGACCGTATCATTTTTGTTCCCTAAAACATCAGAGATAACGACATTATCGGCACTATCAGCAGTCGGTACATCATGAAAGGCATCAATAACTGCCAAAGCAGCAGCGACCGCGCTTGTGTCTAGCCCTGCAATTGGTGTATCTTGTGAACCTTGAACACTTGTTCCGTTCTCTCCACAAGTTCCAAAAAAAGTCCATGTACTACCCCCAATTGTGTCAACAACAAATTTGGCATAAGTTGTATCGCCTTGATTATATATAAACCCTTTAACTATTGCGTTAATGGCAGCGGTTCCTGAAAATTCGACAACGGATGTATTAGCTTTTCCGAAGAAATCAACTTCAATTCTTGGATAATCTGCCCCAACCAATTTAATATATGAAGTGTTTCCGGATCCATCAGTAAAGCCCACATGTTTTGTTTTTAATTTTAAATGATTACATGTAGCCTCTGATAAAAACCAAGTTGTAGCCTCAATTAAATTTGTTGAATCCCTTGTTTCAATATCTATATCAAGGCCAACACCTTTTAATAATAGTGGAGTCGTCAAGGCATCTATAGCACCTATAACTATTACATTTTTAAATACTGTACTATTAGCAGCAAATTCAATGCAAGCCCCTGTCAATGTTCCTATAGTGATTTTTGGTCTATCTTCGCCCTCACCAATACCATATATTTTTATTCCGGCTACATCAATATCAATGGCCGATGCTGTTACTATTGTTTCTGCATGACCCGGCAACATTATAATAATATCGCCTTGATTAGCGGTACATTTATTTATAGCATCGTCTAATGTTGCCATTGGATGGTCTATATCTGTTCCAGCACTATACGCCGAACCTGTGCCACTATGAACAAAATACATATTACCTTTCAAAGTCATAAGCATTCTAAAAGATGCCTCTAGTTCTCTTTTTAGTATTGGATTATTTATGTGTAAATTTGGAAATGACATTCTTTATTACCTCCTTAATTAGTAGACAGGGAATTAACTCCCTGTCATTCGTTCCTAATTATATAATTAGGCTATTAAGCCGATTTTAGATTTGTTATACTACCATGATACATTTCAGGCCCATAATCAAGACCAATTTGTGTATAAATCTGACCTTTATCAGATGCCCCAACTTTTGCCAAAGGTTCGTCAATTATTAATTTCCCATTAACTGGGCAATACATTACACCCATAACCGACATATCAACAATTGCAATTGTTCCTACTGGCATATTTGGATCCCACATAATACCGATTTCACAGAAATTTGTTATAATTTTTTGAATGTTTATGCCACCGACATTAATTGACTCAGGAGCATATCCATAAATATCACTAATTTTCACTAACTGAAAAGCATTGCATAATAAAACCATATTTTCAAATTGTGCATCTGTACTCATTGAAACAAGTAAGCTATCAATCATTGCCTTTGTTAAATAAGCTGCCCCACCGTTAACGGTATAGGAATCAATCGCATCTAATATTCCGGCTGTTCCGGCTGCTACCGCTGCCCCTGTAGAATTAATATAAGTTCCATTGATAAAAGCATAGTCAACATCTGCGCTTATTTGCTTCATTGCTGCTGCTTTTTGGAAATTTAATTCATTAGTTACTGGTTGGTTACCAAACGAGCTGGTTCCTGTTGTTCCTGCACTAATAACAACCTCGTTATAAGTACTTTGTTTTGGATATGATACCTCATAGCACTCTTGGAATATTTGACAGGTATTTAAGTCATGGGTTCTTGTTGTAGTATCAGCGGTTTGTGCGCCAACAGCGGTCGCCTCTGATATTGGAGTGTTACCGGGAGTTATGCTCCATGTCTGCCCAACACTAAATATAAAACTAGCTGTCGTTTTTCCTGCATTCAATCCACCTAATGCAGAAAAAAACGGTGATTTTTTCTTACCAATTTGATATAACATACCAAGTTGATTAAGGTCTTCTCTATCTGTATAAGCCATTTAATTCACTCCTATTCAAGTTTTTTAATAGCTTCACTTGTTGAAAGCATACCAACAAAATTACCAGCTTTTTCAAATTCATTATATTGCTGAATTAATTTATCTTTTTGGGATCCACCTAAATTGTTTTGATTATTATTATTATTGTTTGGGTTTACATTTCCAGTGGTTACCTTTTCAGTAAACATGCTTGGATATTTTGCCCTAATATCTTTTAAATCAAAGTTTTTCAAGTTTTCCCCATCTAATTCAATCGAATCTAAGTCCAAGGCTTTTAAGATTAAATCTTCATATACTGCCCCTTCATCCTTCAGCTTTTTTGATAAAACTGATTTTTTTGTTATACTTAGAATTTCCTTTTCTTTCAACTGGATATCACTATTATATTTATTACTTAGTTCTGTGTAACTATTTTTTAAGTCTGTGTTATCTTTCAAAAGCTGTTCAACATCAGTATTTTTCTTTTCATAATCTGATATTTTGCCTTTTAAAAGCTTATTTTCTTCATTTTTTTCGTTAAACTTTTGTATAGGAATATAAGAACCATCATTTAAAATTATTTTCTTATCTCCTATTTTTGGTAATACTTGATTGTAAAGTTCTTCCCCTATTAATTCTTTTAACCATTCCATTTTTTATATCTCCTTTTATTCTAATTAGTTTTTTTAAGTTGTAACCCTCCACCAATTAGAGGATTTTTTAAAGAAATCCTAAACTCCAAATAATGTTTCCAAGTCTAATCCTTCAATATCAACCGCAACAATCGTACATCTACAATGAATATCTTCTTTAGCTACTCCAAATCCACCCGGATATTTAGTTTTATATTCTCCTGAATAAAAATACCCGTCTTTATCTGCTTTTTTCCCATCAAGCGCAACATGTGAAGGTCTAGTTCTCGAATCTTTCGTTGCCATCCACTCAATATCAAATTCATTACCTAACGCCCGGCTCCTGTCAAATCCTCTTCTTGTTGCCTCTTCTTTTATTCTGTGACCCTCTGTCCATGCAATCCTTAAAGCCCTTCTTTTATCAATATTGAGTGTTTTTGATATTTCCGAGGCCATTTGTTTATAAGATTGTCCTTTTCCTAATCCTGATTTTACTATTTTTAGACAATCTTTTTTTATTTTTTCGAAATTTATAAATAACCTTTTAGTTATTGTTTTGCCGGCTACTTTTCGATTAGTGATTAAATTTGCTAGTTTCTGAGCTTCCTCTTTAATAGTACTTGTTTTTTTAACGTTAATCAAGCCTTTTAGATAAGACTTATCACTTAATATTTCCAAATCTTTTATCATTTTTGTTGATAATTTCCCATATGTTTTATCAACACTTTTTTTTATTTCCAGCTCCAAGGCTTTTATTTTTTTAGCCGGCGTTATTTTTTTGCCTTCAAAACTATTTAAAGTCGCTTCCAACTCTTCTGATAACTGATTATATAGTGTTTCAATTTGTTTCTTGGTCATTTAAAACCACCCTTTACATATTGCCTTTTGCAATCCTCGGAACATAAAGCCCTATTTTTATTGTAAATAATATTTGATGAAAATTCTTTTTGACAGATAAAACAGGTATAATCATTAATTTCTTGTTGTTGTTCTTCTTCATGTTCTACTTCTTTTTTTTTGCTATAAACTTTTAAATGCAAAGTAATATCAATTGCATATAAAACTAATATTAACACTATTATGTAAATCATTTAAACCACCTCTTCAATAACTAGTTTTGGTTCTGGATCTGGCTCATCTTTATATTGTGCCTCTTCTTCTTCTATTTGTTCCAGCTCATCATCTATATTCGTAACATAAGGATGATTTGAAATATTAGTTTTCTTTGATATAATTCCATCACTTTTGACAATTCCTTCGATGATTTCAGAATCATTAAATATCATTTTCTTGTTGAAGATTGCCTTCAGATTTTCAACATCTTCCAAAGGTTGATTTTTTAATTTCTTATAAATGTTTACAAACTCATACAACTGATAAATAAAACTTTTTAACTGCCTTAGCCCTGCATCTGCTTTTAAATCTAAATTAGAATATCTGGATTTTATAACAACATTAGTTATATTACCCTCACTTAATTTTCTTGTATCTACCGCTTGGGCGGTTTCATAAATAAGGTCTCTAATAATATCAATAA